GACATCTATTCTAACGCCTTTGAATTTCATGTCAACCAAACATAAAAATAATTTTGTTTCTAATTCAAATATTTGTCGACAAGTTTTTTGTTCTCCATCATCTTTAGTGTATAATACTTCGTCAATTTTTTTATTAAATAACTTCCATAGTTTATAAGTTAGATTAACATCCTGTTTTGCATATTCTTTTACAATAGATGCAGGAAGTTTATGCATGTTAGTCATTGGGTCCTTGACTGTGCCACCAGACCATTCTAATGTTTTTTGTTGTAGATCGTATTTATATTTCTCCTCGTTAAGATAATCTTTTGATAATGCATCTAGTGAATATTTAAATCTATTCTCGTCAATGACAGATGCAGCTATCATGGTATCGACAATCCTGCCTTTCATTTTCATACCTGTTACAGCCCTGATCCAACACACATCATACATCGCGTTGTGAAATACTTTTGTGATGTTTTCGTTTTGAAATATCTTTTCGTTAAGAACACTCCAGATTTTTTCGTCTCTCTTAAAATCTATAAATGTATCAGAATGACGTAAAGGAAAATATGCAAGGTCGTTGTCTGTTGCAACTGCTATGCCACATATAAAACCATCATTACGTATTGCACCAGATCCTTTTGATTTAAGATTTGGATCATAGGTTTCTATATCTATTGCGACTGTATCTATGCCATTTAGATTTAAATCCTCTGGTGTATTACACATTATAATCCCTCTCTATAATCATCTCTATAAAATGTATTGCTTTCAATAAATCTTCCTTACCATTCTTGTCCTGATGACGTATGATATATTTTATAGCACAACCTTCAGGATATAACAACTTATTCGCAACTACAAACTTGCTCGGCTGTATGACATATTTTTGATAATGACTTCCGCCATGCTGCTTGTCCCAAACATTTTTCTTTTTCATCTTACTCCTAACGTATATTTACCTTGTGATGCTACAGTCCAACAATCAAACCTGCCTCTGCTGTATGCAACATATTTTAATCTGAGTTGTGTAAAATAATCTTCCTGTCTTGTTGATGTCAGATCAACAACAACATTGTCAAACGTCAGACCTTTGACGGTGTGTATGTTTGCATATTTTACTCTGACATCTCCATCATCATAACCCTTGTTTAGAATCTTTCTAATGTAGATTAATCTATCAGGATCTGTTTTCTTTCTTATCAATGCAAAGTCTCTTTCTTTTCCTGCGGTCTCTTTTAAATACTTGTGATATATCATGTAGTCCAACGTATATTCTCTATCAACCCACTCATCAAAACTCTCCTCGCCTCTACCATGCACTATCACTTTGCTGCCCATATATTGCCAGAAATCTTTTATCTGTTTTAATGGCATTGGTGTGCCTCTACAAAAATCTGGCCATAGTTTATGGCATCGTAATTCTTTCTTTGGTACGTGGGCCGTGTTCCCTACATGTGCAAACTCTATACCCTGTTGTTTGAAAAATTTTTTAACCCATGAATCTGACGGCGTGCCGCGATAGGTAAATAAAAAAGTCTCATTAGTATGTTTTATTTTATCTAGCAACGCAGTCATGGCACTACACCTTTTATCCAGACTAGGTAAATGATAATGGTTGCCCATTATATCTGTTGGTTTCCATGCTCGCTCATAACCGTAATGATTCCATATCGGTCTTATTATTCTCTTACACAGGTTGTTTATAGTCTTACCACATCTGTAACCCTGTTCTAATTGTTCTGCCTCTCTTGATAGTCTGTGATAATAGTCCGCATCTGATCCTGCAAACTCAAATATAGTTTGGTCCGCATCCCCAACAAAATAATATTCTTTTGCTTTTGTTGCCATCTTGTCGAGAGCCTCTCTCTGTGGCACGTTACTATCCTGTGCCTCATCAACTATCAAAGCATCAATGTCTGGCTCTACAGCTTTATCTATAAATTCCTGTATCATATCTGCATAATCACACACGTGATTATCTTTCTTATATTGAAAGTATGGAAATGCCATTTGCTCCACAGAATTTAGGTTGTACGGTTTGTAAATTTGTTTATCACACATCTTCCAATGTTCTTTTAGTGTATTGCCTTTGCCGTGTGCATCAGCAAGGTATCTATAAAATTTGTGCTTGTCAGCATTAAATTCTGATTCTGTCACTCTCTGTAATTTAAAAAGAGAATCTATTGTTGTAAGATTCATGTGATCCTCATAACTAAAAACTTCTTTACGTCCTACCAATCTACTTTTGCAGTAAGAATGTATTGTACAGATGTTATACTTCATAGATTTTTTTGTAACACCTTGCATCTCTGGTAATTTAAGTATCTCATCTCTTATCTCATCAGCTGCAACGTTTGTGTGTGATAGTATTATTATCCTGTTGTGAGGATATTTTTTTAACAGCTCTGTGTATTTTTGTGTGATAAACATAGAGGTCTTACCTGTGCCTGGTGGTCCTGATATAAACTTAGGTTGTTTCATTCGTCACCTCTTGATATTCACCCTCTACTATTAAATCCTCTTTATCTATTTTTTGATTTATCATCTGCCATGACACACAAGATTTTTCACCATACTTGCCGTGTTTCTTTTTTGCTTTTAATATGTTTTGACATTTTATTACAAGATCCACACGTGCTAGATTCACTTTCTGTTTGTGCAAATAGTCCTCAAATTTATCAAGATTAAACTCCAGTATATTTTTTTGTGTGTTGAAATATGGTAAACCAAAATATGCTAATTCTTTTTTAGTTGTATAAGCTTTCTCCTCTGCAATATAATTTTTAAAATGTTTTATAAATCTTAGATCCTCCTCTGCCTCCTCTACATAGTTTGTAGATTTTTCTCTTGCCTCGTACTTTCTACGCATAATTTCTTCAAAGTCTGCAGCTTTCATCTCTGGTATCCACACAGATGCTTTGCTAATTACAGAGTCATAGAATAATTTTTTATTCCTGAGTGTGGGACCGTCTACTGTAATTGTCTTTTCAACGGCCTCACCCTGCACCACAGCATTTATCTTTACAAAATATCTATCACTTCCATATTCTATTATCTGTCCGATAGATTGTTTTGCTTCTTCACTTGTGGCCTCTTGCACGCCAATCCAACTGAATATTGTTGCAATAGTTTTTGTAGAGCACCCAATGATCTCTGCAAGTTTTGGCATACCAAATTTTCTATTTGCTTTCTTATGTGTTGTGCCTTTTCGTTTTCTCTTTTCTGCCTCTTCATCTTTTGCTGCAATTGCAATCTTGTATACAAAGTCATCTATGTCATCTACATTCCACTCTGTATGTTTTAACAATACACCTGCCATGGCAGTGCAGTAATCATCCCTTTGTCCGGAGCCTGCGTATGTAATGCAGAGTGCTGCAGCCAAAGCTATCTTACCTAAATCTACTTTTATATTACCTGGATACTCATCTATGCCATCATACTTAACCCACTTAACAACTTCGTTTGTTGTATGATATTTTGTTTCTGGAACTAATGTGTATTTGTTTGCACCATGTCTTATCTCGCAAAGAGTTGCACCGTGACCATAGTCTTTGTAATAATTTTCTAATTCTTTTGGTAATGCAAATTTCTTATAGTCTGATGTGCCAGACCAAAGATAATGACTTGATGGGTTATTTCTTCTACCAAATATTGCACCACATGATTTTATGTGATCGCTCGTAAATCTTTTGACGACAGGGTTATCAATATCAAAATCTATGTATTGATCTAATCTTAATCCTATCTGTTTTGTTGCGTGTTCTATTCTCCATTCTTCTTTCGTAATTTTAAAATCTGGATCAGACCATTTTTCGACCACAGCCTGCTTTGTATCGCAGGGTATGATCACCCGTCCCAGATCTATCCAATCTTCATACGTAATCGGTGCTTTAATAATCTTTTCATTCATAAATTAAAAGTGGGCGTATCCACTCTCGCTTAGACGCCCACTACCTAGGATCTTATAAATTTAAAGATTTTTTAGTTTGCTCTTGTGCTTCAGGTTTTGCTTCTATCTCACCTTTACCTACAGAATCTGCAAATGCTTTTGCCATGTCATAGATACCTTTATCTGTGACTGGCCCCACCTTTGCTACATCCCAACCAAACCATGTTCCTTTGTCGTTAGACATCTGAACGGTTGATAGTTTATAAATGTGGCTGTAAGTTGGCGGAGTAAACAAACCATTTTTACCCTGCATCTTTAAACCCATCATCATTGAGTTCCATTTTCTACTAACTTTTAATTGAGTAGATTTCATAGATATCAATGCTGTTTCCGGATTATCACCGACTACAAGTACAAAATGACTAGCTGTATTGTCAAGATAATTACCATTTGGTAATCTATCTTTGTAATCTTTACCTCTAGTTGTTTGACTTACGATATCACTATCTGCATCGTGTATCGCAACAGGAGCACCTGTTGATGTGCCTCTGTCTTGCCATTCAATGTACTGTCTCT